TCCAGCGGCAACCTCGGTTCCGGCAACAAATACACCTACCAGATGGACCCGGCCAACTCCGACGAGGCGCTCTGGGAAGTCGGGTTGGATTTGCAGGAGGGCGCGGACATGGTGATGGTCAAGCCCGGCATGCCCTACCTCGACATCGTGCGCCGCGTGAAGGACGAATTCAAGGCACCGACCTTCGTTTATCAGGTTAGCGGCGAATACGCCATGCTCAAAGCCGCCGCGCAGAACGGCTGGCTGAATGAGCAGGCCTGCGTGCTGGAATCGCTGCTGGCGTTCAAGCGCGCGGGGGCGGACGGGATATTGACTTACTTTGCGCTGGATGCGGCGCGGTGGCTGAAACAGCAGGATTGAGGAGTGATATCTGTTAATTATCGTGCCCTACGCTGACTGATAATTTGAAATATGTGTGAGGAGTCAAACAAGGTTTCCAAGGTTAAATGGCGAAGCCTATATACATGGCTTTTAGTTGCACCTCCTCTGCTTATTGCAGGCTATGTATTTGCGATCATTTTCATCACATGGCCCATTCAGGAGTTATCCGTAGATAAGGCAGGAGTTTTTGGAGACAGTTTTGGTGTTCTGAATGCATTATTTTCTGGTTTGGCATTTGCAGGGGTAATTATTACTATGCTGCTGCAAAAAGAGCAGCTCGAACTTCAATTGAAAGAGTTGATTGAAAATAGAGAGCAGTTTGCTCGTAGCGCAACGGCGCAGGAAGATGCAGCAAGGCTTAGCGCGTTATCAGCACTGCTAATTGAATATAAGCAGCAACTAGCCGAAAATGAACAGGCCATAAGCAAAAGCGGCTACCGTATAGGTGGAGATAAAGTTGTTACGCGCTTGCAAGATGAGAATACTGAACTTCTAAAAAAGAAGAATGAGCTTGTCAAAGAGATTGAAAATATCCTCCAACGCAATATCGAGTCAGCAAAATCATAACGGCTGACTCAAGCAAAGGATAGGTAGCGTAGCGATACCCATCGAAAACCGCCGGGGGTAGCCCGGCAGCTAGTCACTTTTTCTTGCGTCGCCAAGAAAAAGTAACCAAAAAGAAGGCGACCCTAATCCAGGGTGAGATAAATACTAAGGGAAAGTGAGATAAATGTGGGAAGAATAGAAATGTGGCGGGATTATATGAGATAAGTTATAAAAAACACTTGCCACAGGTAAAACAAAAAAACGCGGCAAAAAACACATCAGTTTCATGTACCCAGCGCATTTTCGAGGGCGGCGCGCAGCACCCTCACAATCGCATCTTCGTCGTCCGCCCCCAGCGTCCCGGCCACCGGGTCGGCGACCAGCAGCCCGCGCCTATCCATCTTACTGGTGCCGAACTCGTGATATTGCGCGTAGGGCTGGCCGAAGCCGACGAACACGCTATCGCCCTCCACCTGGCGATTGAGGCTGCCCAGCATATCGCTGTAGCGGTCGAGCAGCCGGTTGTTCGCGCCGCTCTTCGGGTAACTCTTCACAGTGGAGGTCTTCCACGGCGCCCAGGGGCTGCCTGCCGGGTCGGTCTTGGTCTCGAAGCGGTTGGATACGCGCGCTTCCATTTCCTCGCCGATGGCGTCCAGGAGCGTGCGCGGCTCCTGCCCGGCGGCGATCAGGCGGTTGAAGGCGTCCAGCACGGGTTGGCTATCAACTTCGATTACAATCATGACGCACCTCTCAGAAACGGCGGGCGTTCGGCATTTTGGGCAGGCTCATCGCGTGGGCGCTTGGTTATCGCGCCATCGTCGGCAACATCAACGCCCGATAAGGTCAGCCATTCATCGAAGCCGATACCGTAGAACGTCTCTCCAGCGCGCAGCCGCTGGCGGAAATGCCCGGAACTGCATTCGGCATTGCGCAGGCGCCCGGTCAGAAGCACGCTTCCGTCTGGCTGTGGCGAAACGAAACAGGTAATCATTTGATGCGCTCCAGCATTGATTCGACCACTTTAGCGGCATTTGGAAAGGCTTGCAATGCGTCGATGCGTGATGCAGTGCCGCCGCCGTGAAGATAAGCAAATATCTCCGCAAACGCCTCTTGACGCCCGGCCTTGCCGGATTGCAAAAGATAGCCCAACTGTTCGAGCGCGTCTCCGGGCATATCCCGAGACAGCCATGCACGCAATACGGTAGCGTCCTTGTCGTAGGCCGCAATAAATTCCTGCGTATCCGACAGGCTCGCGACCAAATCCCAGGCATGTCCGTATTCGTGCCGCATCAATTGCCCGGCGCGTGCTGTGCCGGTTGCAACATACCCCCCACCTTCCAGTGCCGTGCTGGCGATAACGATCAATCTTTCGCGGCCGAACAGCCCACCGTCAAGATTCTCCCATACCGTCCCAGCTTCGTGCCCGCGCGGATATTTGCCAGTTAGGCGCGGCAGGATATCCGTCAATTGAGGCGCGATGCGCAGCTCGTATCCGGCGGCCATCACCGCCACGCGCACCGGATCGGGTATGCCAGCGAGCGCCTGATCCACCGCCTGGCGAAAATCTGCCGGCACCGGCTTTACTTCAACAGGGCCGAGCGCGGCGCGGCGCATCGCGGCAGGCAGCGCGTCCAGCTTGCCGCGCGCCACAACAGCAAGATTCGCCGCCCGCGCCATACCGGGGTTATAGCCGAACCCAGGATCGATGCCGACCGGAACGCGCTCCACCACGCCGGTGCGCTTGTTCACCCAGTCACGGTATTTCACCTCGGGCGCGGCCTTGTTTAACGTTTCGCCCAGTGGCGATAGCCCCTTGTCGTATTCGGCCTGGCTGATGCTCGTCGCGCGGCAACGGCAGCGCCAACCGTTGGGCGGGAAGTGCGTCTGCCAGAACGGGTGATCCACCGGCAGGGTGAGGTTGTCCCAGGCGCGGTGGGTGAGCCGCACCCTTTCGTCGCGCTTGGTGATGTAGCGGATGTACGGGTGCGTTTTCTTGCTGCGCTCGATGCGCTGCCACAGCCCGGCGGAGTAGGCCATGCGCGTGTTGGTGTCGAAGATCAGCTTGAGGCGCGCGGGGTCGAAGGTGGTCGTCACCGTCTCGTCGGTGGCCGGGTCGAGCACTTCCTTTTTACCCCACCAGCCCGCCTGTTCCAGCAGCGCCTGCGTGTTCTTCATCCAGTCGCGGCGCGACAGGTCGCCGTTGACGGATTGCGTGATGCCGTCGCGCATCACCTCAAGAATATCGAGGTTGGCCAGGCGCGACACGGTGAACTGCGTGGCGTGCTCTTCCTGCCACACGTCCTGCCAGTTGAAGGTCTGCGCGAGCTGCCCGCGCCCTTGCAGGTAATCGACAGCCTCCTGCGGGGTGAGCTTGAACAGCGCGGCGATGGGCGTTTTATCGGCCATCGTCGGCGGAGGGTATGCCTGCCTCACCGGCCAGCCGCGCCGCAAATGCGGCCTGCGTCAGCTTACCATCCAGCGCCAGCGGGCCGCCCGCCTTGAGCAAGCCGGGCAGGCGCTCCAGGAACTGCGCCGCCGTCTCGCCCTTTGCGGCAGATTCATCCATCAACGCCTGGATGGCTTCGGCTGCCGGGGCCAGATCGGCCTGCCACTCGGACATGGCTGCATCGACCAGGTCGTCGATGCTGTCGCCGGATGTTGCGGCTTCGGCGAACTGCGCACCCTCACCCCCAACCCCTCCCCCGGGGAGCGCTACATCAGGCGTGGCGGCCCGCTCCACCCACTCGCCGCCATAGGTGTCCTGCACATATTTCAACGTCGGCTTGAAGCCCATCCCGCAGATCCGCTCGTCGCGCTCGGCGGTCTGGTTGGCATCCTCTTCATCCTCGCACTTGCGCCACACCTGCGGCAGCGCGGCGCCGGGGAAATTCCACTCGACCAGCCACTTCACGATCGTGGCGTTGAAACTCATGCACACCAGATCCGCATCGGCCCTGACGATGTCGTCGCGCACGTTGCCTTGCAGATCGTCGTTGCCGAGCCTGCCGGGCGTGCCCTGCGTGCTGGCGGTCTGGCCCAGCGTGGCGCGGGCGATGGCGGCATCCATGCGGTCGTAGAGCGCGGTATAGTCCGCCGTGCCACCGCGCGTCGCCTCCAGTAACTCGGCGGTCATACCCTCAGGGATGATGATCGCGCTGTCGGTCTGGATCGCTCCAAGCGCTTCCAGCAGCTTATCCTGGTCGGTCTTGGGTGCGCCCGGCTGGTATTTACCCAGCGCCGTCGGCATGCCGAACTTCTCCAAAAAGATCAGCCAGAATTTCACGCCGCTGCGCTTGAAAAATACCGGCCAGTAGAGCCAGTGCGCGAGGCCGAGGCCGTAAGGCTCATCGTCGTGATCGCTGCCGGTGGCGAAGTGCCAGAACTTTTTCTCCGGCAATATTTCACCCATCGGGTTGACGGACGTGCGCAAGCGCAGCGACATATCCGGCGCGAAGGCGAAGCGCCTGCGGTCGCGTACCTTGATGCCGCCACGGGTCGTGTCCAGCACCACCCGGCCATCCACCACGGCATACATTGCCTCGGCCACGCCGTAGCCGTAGAACACGCCGTACAGCATCTTCTCGGTGATGCTGTCGAAGCGGATCGCCTTGAGCTGCTCGTCGATAAATTCTGCCGCCTTTTTGTCAGCCAGCTTTTTGCCGCCGGGGCGAACCTCCCACGGCTTGGACACCACGGCGCGCACGCGCTGCTCGAAACAGGCCTTGACCTGTTCGTCGCGCATCACTTCCTGGTAGATGCGCAGATCTCCGCCGCCCTTAAGCATCAGCAGCTTGTCGGTGGTCGGCAACAGCGGCATGCCATCGACAAAGTCGCGCGTGATGTCGCGCCCGTCGCGCGTCGTGGCGATCTCATTCTTCTGTTCATTGTTCAGGGTTTTAGCCATAATTCACCTCACATATATCCCGCCATGCGGCCTGATGAGGCAGCACGGTGGCCGGTTGATTGGAATTCCATCGGCGCGCTGCGCGACACCGCGATCACCCACAGGATGTGTAGCGCGCTCAGGCCGTCGTAGTGGTGGTTGGATTGCTTCTCCGGCCAACTATCCAGCTCGGCCAGCAGCAGCGTCAGCTCCGGGCTGAACATGATGCGCGGGTCGAATGCATCGGTGATGTACGGCTCCAGCGACTCGATGCGCACCTCCATGTCAACCGTGGCGGTCACTGGCACCAGCGGCAGCGATACGCCCTTGGCCAGCCCGGTCGTGATGAACGTCTGGCGCATGTGCTCATAGGCGTTGTTGTTCTCGAAGCCG